ATAACATACAGAAAAATCGATGTCATCAGACACTCCCCGTCACGGTACAAGACCTCTGGGACGCAAACATCTCAGAGAGGAATTTTCGTTTATATCTGGTTGCTTGCAAGATGATATATCATTATCACACAATCGGCTGGGAGCATAGAGAGAAGATACCGTGAGAACCAGAGTGGTAGACTGCAGTCGACCTAGTTTTATTAAATCACTCCAGGATATTAAAGTTTCACACCGGGATTACCCAATCCAGAGTGGTACATTTTAGCGATCAATCGTTGTGCTTCCTCCTGGCCGAGTTGAAGCCTGTGAATGTAGCATATGCTGATCCCGATACTGGGAAAACTAGGTGACTTCTCACTCCTCCCACAGATCTGAACCTGATACTCTTCTTTACCTCTCGGAATAGCAATCTCTTTTTTGCCATAAACATACTCAGATAGGGAACATAATCCGCCACATTAATCTGCGGGAGATCAAATCGACCATCTGATTTGTATAGGTACGGAACCCACACAGTGTACTTCTGATTTGGTTCCCAATCTAAGACCCATAATTCTGATTCATTGATCAGCCTTTGTCTCATTTTGATGTCAGCGATCATAGAGACAGCCAGTCCGAATAGTATCTCTCTCATCTTATAATAATCGGATAAGTGCAGTATACGATCAGCGTTGTCTCTGTCGTCAGAAACGATTTTGGGTCTTTTTCCTTTGTACAACTTGTAAAATGCCTCGGTATAACTACCATCAGATGGAAGCATCTTACCTACTACTGCTAAAGAACTCCACTCCAACACGACACTATGCACAGATGCCAAATTGGCTCTCGACAGCACTCTACGAGTGAGATCTTCTAGTACTGTTGGGTCTTGATACTCAGTATCGTGAAGCAGACTTCGGACACAATCATCCCACAACTCCCTTATAGATCTTGGGTCATAACACCTCCTAACCGTATATTCAGCCTTAGAATTCTGACCGATCCACCACACCTCAGGTGCCCTAACTGATCTCATTTTAGATGTGACAAGCTTGATATCACCATTCATCTTAGGAAGAATGATTGAGCATCGATCTGTGAACTCCCTGAGAGAGTAGATATAATCTTTAATGATGAATCCCTCCCAATCACATATTTCTAACAGTTTCCTTATCGCAGAGGTTCTGTCATCAGACCTTTCAGGACCTATAATCTCGATATCACTCAATAGGGAGTTTAAACTGGCCATCACAGGTCTCCACTCTTCTGTGTAACTCTCTGACAATATATCATTATGTTTGTCGATCATTGTGGACCCGTCTATCTTGTAAGGAGAGCTCCTGACTATAGGTTGAACAGAGTGAGGATAAGTTTGCGGAGCGGCAAGCCCAGTGTCAGCGAGGGTTGATATAGTGACTCTTGATGCATGGCAGTAGATGGATACAAGTTCAGAGGTGACTCCCAATCCATCACCGACAACCATCACTCTTCCTCTTATTACTGTGCCATAAGCTGACAATATCTCGACATAACGATATGCCGTTGACGTGGGGTAGGATAACACTTTGTGCAGAGAAGATGTGGTGACTAGCCTGTTCTGGTTGCAGAACACCAATGATCTCGAAGGAAGAGTCATATCACATCGCCATGCAACCAAATCATGTCTCATCCTTCTGAAGTCTATCAGAGTTGTAATTTCAGTTCGACTCATCCTGGACATTTCAGGATAGGAAAAGTTGATCTTGGAGGCTATGTCCTCACAGCCTATGCTAACCGCATTTTCAGCATCCTTCCTCAGTCTCTCCAGTGTGACATATGATATCTTACACTTTGACCGTATCAGTTCCATGGCATCATGACCTGAACAACACATGATGGTCAATTCATCGGTCCCGAACGCGCCGCTATCTGTGTCTGCAATTGCAACAATGCAATCATTACATTTTGAGTATCTAGAGATCACTGTCCATGAAAAAAGCTTGTGTATATGCAGAGCCTTGGCAAAGTCATACACTAAGACATTAGAAAACCTATCACGTCTTCCCCATTGCACCTCAATCAGCCCAGATAGAGTTGTTCTGGCGGCCATACACATGGACTCCGTTGTTATAGGAAATGTGTTCGGCATGACACAGAAGCTGGAAAAATGCATTTTCTGAATTGTTTCAGACCAGGAATAGAACATGCCCAGACCCAGAAAGGATGACACCGGACATGAGTGAATCAACGCTAGAGCACGATCTACCTGTATTTTCCCCACCGCCCTCCTTCCGCTAACAGTCTTAGTCATAGTCATATCAGAGTGTCTAAGCAGCTTGTCTATTAGGCAAAGATAAACTTCTCTAGGTGATAACTTGAGGAACATAGTACGTTCGTATGCTTTAACATCTGTTAAGCACAAACTGAATGAGTTATCCTCACCTCTCTGACTGATGATATCCAGGTAGATTTTATCAGAAACCACGTCTACCAACCACCTCATTTTGTCTTTACAGTCCATCCTCACATATTCTTCTACTGGCATGACACTGAGCGATCGGGATAACAGAGGTCTCATCTTATGGACTTCTGTCAGCAACTTTCCTGACACAAACAGGTACGGATTGGTCTTTCTAGAGGGAATGTATCTGTTAGTTAACGGATCAGGGAGATCAACAAAACTCTCATCCAATTTGGTCACACAGCAGTAACAAGTCTGTTTAAAATGTATCACTTTAGGTATCCACTCCTCGTATTTTAACCAACTCATCAGTCTCATATTACACCACTCGGTCAAGCTGCAGAGGCAAGCCTGAAAGTGCACGTCGTAATTGTCGCCCCCCTTGGAATATCTAACAAAGTTGTCTGTCGAGATGTGCATTCTTGTCGGATACAAATAATTGCTGGATGAAAGAGCTCCATGCTTCAAACTCATGTCTCTATATCTGTGTACCTCTGCACCGGCTGTCCCCTCAGATTGACCTTCATAAGACGTTGGATTGATGTCCGTTACAGCGTGAGTCAACTCTCTAATCACAGAGGCAGTTATTGACTTTGGAGGTATGAACCAATTAATTGCCCGCAACAGGTTAAGCGGACGTCGAATAAGCGGCTCACTTGAGTAAACTTTGCTGCCCACCCCAGTTACAACTTTCTCCTTGGTTATGCTACCGAGATAAGGAGCATTGGATCCCAATGTCCTGTTCCAACGCACATTGGTTTCTTGGCTATCAGGCAAGTGAATCGAAATGTATCCGTCCATGCACAAGCAATTCCCAGTTTCTCCGCATCTGGTCGGTGACAAATAAGCCATCGGAAACGGGGTGGTAACGCCTCTTAAGCTCTTACCCCAACTCTCAGACCTCAGTCTTTTCGCCATTTCCGTTGGGCATTCAGATATCTCATTATTCGGTCGGGTGGAAGATCTCCAAAGAAAGAATCGGAAAAAGTTTATCTCATCATTTACAACGACCTGCATAATGTCTTTTTCATTCGTCGCCACAGCCAACCGCTGAATAGTTGATGCCTTTGTCACTTTGCTTAATATTCCGTCAACATAACCAATTATTGTCGATGCATAAATGTCATGCATGAGTCTAATGTGAATATCTGACCCTGAACACAATTTTTCCGCCAACATATCAGCTTGATGCTTAATCTTGCTGTTCATTAGGTCTTTAAATTCCAAGTTCTTCACCGTTCTCCCTGAACCGATGAATTTCTCCACAGCTTGGCGAATTCCGGAGGACGGTGATCGAGGAGAGAGTAGATTCACACTTGATACATCCTCGATCAGGAGCTTGAAATTCTTGTCTGGCATGTATATGGGGTGTATCCAATTCGTCAGAGCCTCATCTAGTGCATCTCGTTTATCCAAACGGACGATCTGGTAAATGTATGTGAGATCTCTGCTCAGATTGTCGGGGAATCCTCTCATGATGATCTCAAAAATGTTTAGACTATTGTAACCTCCAAGAGTTCTGGGCACCAATTGCATTAATAACCGTAGGCATTGAATGTTGAATGTTCGCCTCCCGATAGGTATGAATTGTCTTGGCTTTCCCGGCATAAATAGGTCCCAAGTCGATTTTGCCTCCACTTCTTTGAGAATCCCGTGACCTAAAAGAGGATGATATTCCAAAAAGCATGACGCGCAATATGATGCCATAAACATGCCGACCATGTAAGGGACTATAGAACAGCAAGATAGTTGAGTAGCAGAAGCAGCATTTCCGTACACGGTTCCCATTCCATTCTCAATTGTCATGACATCATCGTTAGAATTGTGGAACATTCTCATGATCTTCTTGAGATCCATTGATAGTGGAACACCTCTCAATAAAGGATACTTGCCGTATAGATATAGATCTTCTGACATCCAAGTCTCTAGAGGTTTTAGAGGCAGCCCCAACTGTCTGAACGTGTATATGAGATCGGCAAACAGTGACTCTAAGGTGAGTTTCATCTCGTAGCTTCCTGCTTCTGTAGCTTCCCCCGAAGCTGCTACCTTGTATGTGTAGAGAGTTATCTGCAGCACTTGATTGTCTCCCATCCCCATGATTTTGTATGTGCAATTATACTTAGAACAAACCATGTTCAGCCCACAGACTGTAAAAATAGTCCATCCCTTCTGCCTTAACCCTTCCATTCCTCCTTTGTGACCTGTGAAAGATAATGGCTCTTCCATTATCATCTCGTTTCCTGAATAGCGAGGCAGATAAGATCCATCAGCCAAATAAATCAAACTCTCTTGAAAAATCTCGTAAGTTCTATTGTACAGGTTCGGCAGCCCGAACAGTTCCCCTAGAGCCTTAAACACGTGATATGTGCTCTCATACCTCATATGACCATTCCACTTTTCAAAATCCAGAGATATGCATACTGTTTTTGAAGTCCATGTTTTGTTTCGCCGCCTCACTGAAGCACCGTCAGATTGAGGTTTGACAGTGGAATACAACTTTTTTGTCAAATCCAGCAGAGAGTCCGTCATGGTTATTTGAGGGAACATACCCAACACTTCATCAGACAACATCTGTTCAGTTACCACCACATATATTCTCATAAGATGAGACATCAATGCAAACATCCGTGGGGTTGGATTCAATTCTCTCTCTTTAGGCGTCAGTCCTATGATTTTATGGTCGTCAGGAAAGTCTCCATCGTTGACCTGCTTTAAGAACTCTCTAGGATGTATCGACTGATCATTGATCCATCTTAAGACACCGCGGCGTTTTTCTTGATTCATAACGGTTTTCCTCCTCCTAACATTCTCTCTCAGCTCGCTTCGAGTTAAAGAAATCGACTTGTCAGCAACAACCATGGACAGATTGAACGTCTCAGGTATCTCGAAACATTTATCAAAGCTCAGTTCATCCCACTCCGCATTACTCATCAATCTCGAATCCAGTATGCTTCCATCATTCTTTTTCATTGCCTCGCACAATTGAGAGCCGTTGTCAACAAATTTCGGATAGACACCGTTCTTCTTTCTGTATTCCCTGCAAAACATGATCTTGAAAGATCTCCCTACATCAACAGCCACGACTCCTGATCGTGAGATCTCTTTTCTCCCGATCAGCATCACTTTGCTCATACCTTTGGTGCTGTCCACAATAGGATGACCCCATATTCTGTGCATTCCATATAGCTGAGTCATATGATGAGGAGATTCCACACTCTCAAATAGTTCCAACAGTAATATTACATGGTGCTCATATCTCGAGTCCTCTAAAAGGAGATCATTTATGGTGTTCTCTAAAAACGTCCTGCAACCAATGATCTGTGAGGAGTGACGACTCTGGATGGTTCCGATGCACAAGGCCTCGTAAGCTTTCAACAGCTTGAAGCCATCGTTTCCGAACTCAGCCAAGACCGAATCACCCCACAGCCACAATTTCTCAATTATCGATTGACTAGGATAATGGTCAGGATTCATATGATGGCCAAAACCTGATCCCACTGATAACAGGAACCTTTCTGTATAGACATCTGAGATCATCCTGATCCAATCAGAATCATAACAGAGGACAAACCCATGCCCCGTTGATTCATCTATGATCTCGACCCCCAGGATAGTAGATGTCATCAGCAACCTGGTATTCCTGATCATTGTGGCATACAAGTTCTTTTTAATCTTTATATAGTAACCAGGCGGACTTCTTCTAGAAGAGATAGCATTCATAGTGCTCAATATTTTGGACAGCAACCTCATTCTGCTCCATAAGATGATCGGGAAATTGTCCGAGAACTGGCGAACTGCATCAATCATCATCTCGACGGGTAGAGGAAAATTGAGCCGACTATCTCTCTCAATTCTAACCAAAAGATCTGATATACTGTCCTCTGCACCGGCAGTTGACTCTACCTCTGCATAGTCAGTGAACATCGATCTGAGCGTGATAGGGTCTCCTTCTTTGAGGTCTCTTCTTATCTCTGTCAGCAGTTCTATCGCCTCTTGATTTCGTAGAGATCTTACAGTGTCGTCATACAGATATGTCATCGGCTTTAGAGGACTTCGCAGATGAAAATCAGGCAACTGATCAGTTCTAGAGCCTCTCTGAGCCCCGTCTTCGTTGCGAAAATCATCAGCGAAATCTAGGAAATCCATGACAAAAATTAGGCTTGATCTTGAAGTGATGATGAATGTCCTTGACTGGAGGATTGTCAGGTCAGGAAAGAGAACCTTGTGAATCTTACAATTTTTATGAAAGAAGATTACTAGTTTTATTAAATCAGACTATTAACCACATAGCTGCAGGCTTTTTGGGAGGAGGCGCCGCCCGTGCATACCGTCGCAATAGAGCCTTAATCAAAAGCTTTCCCGAATAATAAGCAAATAAGGTTATAGAAATAGGGTGGGAGATAAAGCGGATAGCATCCTCTCCGAAAGTCAGATCCATCTCGGTCGCCCCGATTCCTCTTGAGGATTCTGATTATAGGACACTGACGGGTATTGAATGAAGACAGGTTTTGGGGATGCAATCCATTTAATGCCGACATATGCTGACACTATTATCGCAAGAATTATCACGACGAAAATGATCGCCTCTTTAAGCTTATGAGCCAACATATGAGCAACAAGACCGGGCCACATCAGTACATTCCCATCCAGGTGAGTCGCAGTCACATTTTTGTTCGCGTCGAACTCGGAAGATTTCTGTGACACCGATGATTTGGATTGTGCCCAGGATGCTCGAAGCTCCTCGATGTCGGTCTTGGTGAAATCTAACCCGCTCATGTGATCAGAGGAAAAGACATCTGCAGATCTGCCGTGCATAAATCCTGACGGTACTTGAATCGTCAGATCATCATCGAGTACGTAGACATGATGTCCAGCAGTGAAGTTTATCTTTTCGTTTATCATGGGCCTGCTACAGATACCTCCCAGCTGCACATAGGGTGAAGTAGGGTCCCAGTATCCGATTTTGCCAGTGCATGAGATTCCCACTCGAGGAGGGTTACCACACAAGATGTGGGGTTTAATCAGGCTGCACCCATAAGCCGGACTACATCCGACTCCTGTTCCGTTCGGCTCTAGTAACACCATGTCTGATCCTATCTTCAGCAATTTCGGTTGATCTCTCTTAATTCTAGCTTCCAAGCTCAACACCTCGCACTGCAAAACACAGAGGTCGGAGTCTAAGTTCGCTAGAACATGATTCATTTTATTTCTGAATGATTCGGTGTCCTCCTGCTTGTACTGAGAACCGGTTAAACTGATACGCTGGGAATACAAATTGAGGTCACTCTCCTGATCCATAGTGAACAATATGCCCTCTCCCGAGATGAAAATATCAGGACAAGACGGTATCGCTTTATTGACTTTATCGTGCAGCGTGAGTGTAAACCCACCTCTGGCGCAAAGGAAATGTTTGTCTGGACCATCATGATCGTAGTAGTCACACCCGTACTTTCCTCTAGCTGAGAATGGACATGTCTCGTACTTACTTATCGTCTTCCAAATATACATGCCTATCGCCGTTTGTCCCTTTTCATCTGTTATCTTAAACTGCTTTTCTGATGAGAGAGGCATAATGATTATGTCACCTCCGTGCGTCAATATTGAGCTCGGCATCGATTGAGCGGTTATGAATGACTTTCGAACAACGGTGTCTGCCGCATAGTTAAATTCTGCATCCAATCGAGAGGGTTCCCTGAGATTGCAGTCATATGATGGACAGTTCTTTGATATTGCGTCTCTACACTCAGATTCAGATGCTGCTTGTGAGACAATTCTAGGCTCTGAAGTTGTAGTCGAAAATAACCAGGACTTTGTGAAAGTCTGCTCAATGGTTACCTTCCTGCATTCCACAACATTGGGCCCGCCGTTTTTCACGTCAGCTTCATAGATAGTAACAGTATATCCGCCCGCGGGCTGAGGTGGTTTCCTGCATCGGCTGTAACACTCTTTCAGCTTGGACTCTATGTTCGCGGACTTAGAGCCACAAACTGAATAGGGCCCCACTGTTGCATTGAAAAACTGTTCGGCGCTGACATCTGTCAGGAAACAGCTGTATAACACGATGAGAACTAGCACAGACATTGTGAGCGTTGCCAGAAGAGGATTAGGTCTCTACAAGACTGTCAGCTGATGTAACTTCTTGCTGGTTTTATTAAATCAAGGATGAGATTCTCACGAAGGCATTTGCGCAGAGTGCAGACTCACAGTCTTTTATTGTACGTGTGATCCAGACTAGGTTTGGGCGCATCGACCTGACGATGCTTTAATCTGCTTCCCGCTTCCACCTCCTCCTTCATTAGAGGGCTGGGGTGCGCCTACCGGCTTAACCTCTGGAATCAGCGCCTCAACACAGTCACTAGCACGCTCCTTGAATATGATCTGCGCGTCGGCAGCAGATAGTGCAGAGATCTTTATCTTCACATCAGATTTGGCTATCAATTTCAGCCCACCTACATCCATGAGGCCTCCTGGCAAATGCACATGATATGTCCCTTCCTCAATCTCAATGAAGCTGGGCATCATGGTGAAAGGCGGCATAAAATATATGACCCTTTGGGTTTTCGGTCCAAAGAACAGATCCTGTGTTTCGTCCTCCACAGGCGCAAACCTATTGATCTTTATAAGATGTATCACGGCCTGACAAAAGGAGGTGGGCAACTTGTCGCACTTAGACAACACCGCCTCTGTCGCTTGGATGCGTTGCTCTTCCGTAAATGATGACGCTTTCGCCCGAGCCATAAGTGAGTATGAAATGGGAGACCCGACACAAGAAATAGCATAAAATCCACAGTCCATACTGTTGGCAGAATGTACTCTCTATTGTATCAATAGTAAGTCGCTGTGTATCTTGTGGTATCTAACTAGTTTTATTAAATCAAAATTACCATGAAAAGACAAACAGTAAAGCAAACATAACAACGAAATCCATATTGTATACACTATACGCACTTCTCGAACCAAACTACCATTCTCATCTGCAGAACCTCACTGATCATCTTGGCGCCAGGGCCCACTTTACTTCTACCTCGCTCAAGGTTTTACACCTCTTATGGGGAACAGTCTCTCTGCTGAAACAGTCAACAACTCTTCCTTCCTGTAATCAGAGGAGTTTTTAGTATTCTTCATCCCAGAATCGGGTGGAGAAGAGACGTTAAGGAGGTTGCCAGTTGACTTGGAGAGCCTTCCAGTTTTCTGTTTCTTAACGAACTTCGAAACATGGACCTGAGAATGAACCTTTTGAGCTATATTAGGATTGCTGACTAGCCTCGTGATATCGTTCCTCATCTTATAAGCTATCTTGACCTTGTAGTGACCCAAAGAAACTGAGTCTATCATGTTTGAACCCGAAACACCCCATTCGATTTCCAGTAGGTCCTTTTCTTTAGACTCGAAGTCCTTGTAATGAAACCAGCAAGGGTATGACCAAGAGAATACAATCCAATCTTTCACATCAAATGACAGACCGTCTATCATCATATCATCAGGGTCATCTAGCCTCCTATCAACCATCTTCAGGGTCATCAATCCTTCGGCACCTGCTGGGCATCGTGATTTATATTTGAAAATGACCTGATGCACAGCGATATTCGTGTAACCGAATTTGGTGAGCAACTTTTGAAATAATCCGATTTTCTTCGACAATGAGATAACGCCGTCTGTCTCGCCCATTGTAAATTCACCAGAGGACACGACCATCTGAGATTCCATGTTGCAAGTATAAGGTGGCCCTGAATATGTCGTGTGCTTCTTACCTGATCTAGTTTTATTAAATCATAACAACTACAACACGAGAACAAGCTTTGGATACTAAGGGGGACCGAGGTCGAGAGAAATCATCACGCGCCACATAAGAGGAACTTCTCAATGTTCCCCATTACTTCCTCCTTAATGAGATCACAAACTTCGGGATCCCCTAGAAGGTTTCCATATTCTTCCATGATCGCAGCTGGGTAAATTACAGGAATGTCATTATCTAAGAGATTGTTGAGAACTGCATCCTCGACGCCTATCATCGACAGCACACTCCGCATTTTCTTAAGTTGACTTGGATCAGACAACCCGGTCTCACTCGGTTTGGAGGGCTCCCCAACCTCCAGTGTCGCAGGGACTGGGTTTGGAGCTGCTACAACCTCAAGGCTAGCTTTAGCTAGTGGAAGTTTCACAGTCTGAAGAGGTGAAACAGGTTGGTCGCCCAACTTAGCCTTGCCTGCAACCGCGGATTTCAGTGCAGCAGTTACATCATTTTTCACGTTGACAGATAAGGCCGCTATTTCCTTCTCTACTGAGACAGCTTGGTTCGCTAGCAGCTTGATCGTTTCTGCCAAAGTCGCATTAGCCCTCTGTATGGCCCTCATCTCAACCTTCAAGCCTTCAGTTGCCTCCTGGATCTTAGGGCCTACCTGTGAACCTGTTGCATATACATAACCTCTGACAAAAAATTCGATATCCCTGATATCCAACTGCTCATTAGCGCAATAGTATTTGAAAAGAGATTCCATATCATTAGTAACGATCGCCCCATGATTATGAGCAGTGTTTTTAAGACATAGTAGAGTCGCGGCAACATCACCAACAGGCTGTTTCCTAGGCTGATCAACAGCCTCGCGAGCCTGAGTAGGAATTGACAAACTTGGATCAGGAATATTGTCCACTGAATCATCGAGATTATCAGCCAGAGAGCTAAAATCAGTTTTGCCGTCTGGGTTGAATGCCCCAGCAAATTCGTTTGGAACCTTGTCGACCATAATGAAAACAATAAATCAACGATGAACTTTACAATCAGAAACATATATGTTGTTCTTACGTTTTCTAGTTTTATTAAATCACATCTATTGTCGCAGAGAGAATATCATTCGCATTACCAGAAAGCACCAGATTCGGAGGAGTTATCATCGGCTGCCACCAACCATTGGGATATGCCATTCGCTACCCCATCCAGAAACTCTTTCTTCACTTCACCTAAATCTTTGACAGCAAATATCTTTGTGGGATCAGATCTAGCTCCTGTGGGCGAGACCTCTTTCAGGATTTTTGCAGCAAGATACACAAGGTCGGGACAAACTTTGGATTGGAGATCATGAAAGTATCCGGAATCCCATACTCTCGCATAACGAAAGTAAGTTGTCCTCCCTGGCTTCTCCTTGACCAACTCATGCTCCTGCAGCATCTTGTACAGAGCTTGCAACGGTTGGCGAGTGGACCTATGATTCAACTCTCCTAGCAACTGATCCATAGGAACTTTAGTCACCTGTTGGATAGCTAGAATCTGGACAACTGCATGGAGACCTGTGTATTGGTATATCTGACCTGCTATGTAAGACATTAAGCCCATGTTGTTCTTGCTCAGTGTGTTCGAATTCTCATTATAGGCAACCCACATGACCCATGTGGACATCACTTCCTCTCTTCTACCTAGCATCACCTTGAAGCTGTTCAAAATCTCAGTTTCCAGATTGAGTTGTTTTAATATCGTGTCCGCTTTCTCATACCACCCTCCGCATCGAGTTTGCATGCTCTCGAGTGAAGCTGAGAAGCTGTCAGTCTGACGTGAATGGAGCCGAAGCATGAACGCAGCGATGAAGCTATAGATGGCTGCTTGTTCTTCTGCGGAGCAGCTTCCATCTTGTTGTGGAACACCTGATATCGACGCACTCGTCACTATTTCTGAAGCCTTGGATTGAGCTTTCTTCGCAGCCAGTCTTTCAGCCACAGACAGGTTCTTGTCTGGCTCTGGCGCACTAGTAGAAGCCCCCGAAGAGGTGGCTTGAGTTGGGCTCTTACCCTGTACAGTCGGTTTGGATATTGCTTTCTGAGTTCCGTATCCTTTTGCTGGCTTCGTCAACAGGTGCTTATCCAGATCACTGGGATCCCTCATCGATACGGCGAGAAATAGGACAATGTCAATTAGGTCTCTAGACGCAGTTTTCCCCGCTAGCATCCTTATCATTGCTTGACCCATAAGAACAGCCTCTGCTGCATCCAGAACGTCGATATCATATGTCGACACTTTCTCCAACTCTGAATCTTTCCATTCCTTTGGCATAGATTTACCAGGTGTGACCATATTCTTAACTTTCGAGAATAAAGCCCCATTTTCACCTGGTTTTTTGGATGACTTGGGTCTGACCTGAGAGGTATCTGGAGTGACTGATTTTCCGGCCATTTTGGCTCTGGCGAGTGCCTCCAATCGGTCAGATACACTAGAGGATGATGCCATATTGTGCGTCGTGCGATTTGTGACAACCTGGATTACTGATTTACGGAAATTTTCAATTGTGGTTCTTATACTTCTTAGTATAGGTGGATTGATGATGAA